GTTCATTTACACCTTGTCTACTTTGTACTTTTGATATTTTAGATACCATCTTGCCATCAATATTAAGTACAATCGGCTGAGTTTTTATATCATTTCGTAACCCTTTAATTTCTTGTAATAGTTCTACGTTTTCTGTCTTAATTATAGTTTCTTTTTCAGTAGTATTTGAAGAATCATCATCTTCATCACCGAAACCGAATGAATCGGCCAATTTTCCTAAACTCGATGATGCTGCTGATAATGTAGTGATTGCTAATATTCCTGGCATTGCTATAAGACCAGCAATTCCCATTGCCGTTAACCCACCTGCTATAGCTAAAAGTCCACCACCCAATGCATACATTGCAACTGCTTTGTCTAAAGTAATTACATCCATTATTTTAAATATACCATCGGCCACTGATGTTATTACCGAAGATATTCCAGAAAAAACAGAGCCAATCACAGTACCAAATGCTTCAATTCCTGGTGCGGCCAGTCCAAGTGCGAATCCCAATCCAATCGCTGCCAATGTAAGTGCTGCTAAAGCAAGGCCACCTGGGCCCATCATTGCTAATCCGAAGGTCGTAAGCCCTGTGGATAATGCTATTAATCCAGTGCTGGCAAACTTACCTACCAACCCGATGATACCCATTGAGATGGCGAAAGCACCTAACCCAATGGCTACAGCCATCCAATCCTCAACTTTTTCAAGTTCTTGAACTGCCTTAGCGAAAATATATATTCCCGCTGATGCCACTACCATTGCTGCTGCACCTTTTAATAATGCTTTTGTATTTATTTTTGATATTGATTTAGTTAAACCACCTGTACTTTTAGAAGTCTTAGATGTATCAGGCATATCTGGAGTTGGTGCATTACCACCACCCCGACTTTTGAATGGATTGAATTTACCACCCTTTTTACCAATCTTATCTCTGAGGTTCATTCCTGAAAATGAACTCTTTCCTTGCATAGCATTGAATAATGCAATTTGTCCTACACTCTTAGCCATTTCTAATCCGAAATGCTTGGCTTCTAAAGCTACTAACTTTAACCCACTTTTTAATTTTGAGAATAAGTCAGCTTGATCCCCATACTTCTCAGTTAATTCATCTTGAACTTGTTTCTTCTGCATCATAACAGTTAAATCATCACGACTCATACCATAACTAGCTGCTAATAAATCCTTCTCTTTCATAGTAGCATTGGCGAATTGCTCCATCCCACCAACACCCTTCATAATAGCATCAGTAATACCCTCACGTGCTATTGCTCGCTCATCATCAGATCTCGCAGTTTGAAGTGCAAGAGATGCAGTTCGAACTGCTGTAGCATTTATATCCCTACCTAAAAAAACTCTAGCTTTTGCTTCCGATCGTAAACTACCTTCAATATCCAACATACTATTTGAGATATCTTCAATTTGTTTTAAATTAGTACCCTGTTTAACTAATGCCGCATTGGATTTAATAATAGTTTTTAATTGTTCTTCTGATTTACCAACTAATAAACTCATCGAGTCTGCCATTCCTTCCATAGCTCGTTTGGCTGAGATACCTTCCTTAGATGCAATATCTTCAATAATACTTCTAACATCGGTTGCAGCAACACCTGCGAATTTAAAGGTTTCTGCTAACTCTACTGCGGATGCGGCATCGCCTGTTAAAGCAGTAAGTTGGGTAACACCTTTAATTAAATCACTAGTTGCGGCAGATGCATTACCGTACCTATCTGCAATTTCTTTTCCTGATGCCGCCACTGCTTCTGATCCATATAATAAGCCAGTCATACTAAATCCAGCCGATTCTATGTTACCTTGTAGTTCTATTGCACTTCCAACGGAGAACCCTAACTCTTTTACACTATCTTGCAAACTAGTAATCATATGACTAGCTTGATGTGATATGTTTTCGAATGATTTATTTAATAGTAATGCCTTAACAGATCCGTTTAATACCGCTTCTTCTATATCACTAGTAACCCCAAGAATATTTAAGAATATACCCCGTCTACTTTCTAAATAGTTATTTTGAGCTTCTTCTTGCTTTATTATAACATCCTTACGTTTTTGTTCTTGAGTAAGAAACGTTTCAGCAGTCTCCAATTCCTTTAGTATCAGTAATTGCCTGTCAGTTAAGCTACCATTGCTTTTTGAAATTAACGCATCTTTTTGTTGATGAATGATATTCAATTTAGAAGCTAAATCAGATTCACCTTTCATTAAATTTAGGGTTTGAACCTGTATGGTTGATAATCGTTTCATCCCATCAATCTTAGTTAATAGTATACTTGAAAGAGATTGCTGTAGTGCTTCCTCTTGCCTTATATCATTAAGACGATTTTGAGAATCTTTATTTAAATCAATTGCCATTTATTACCTATCATAGTTTTTTGACCAATCCATTGCTTTAATATTATACTTTTTTAGTATACCTTGATACTCTGAATCAGTAGTTAGATCAGCTAACTTCTTTTGTAACTTTTCTATTTCAAATTTCTTTTTAGAATTTATGAGTTTCTGAATTAGTTTATCAATAAAGTTTTCTGAGATATTACTTTCTCTTAACTTACCAATCAAATCTTTTTTTATAATAGTCCTCATTACACCATCCATTTTATATAAATATAGAGATACCTAACAATATGTTAGGTATCTCTATTTTATGTTTTATTTTCTTGCACGTTTAAGTTCAGATTGTTCTTTTTTGTTCTGAGCTTCTTTAAACTCAACTATCTTTTTTATGTAGAATTGTCGAGCCCAAATAGGTAAATTATAAACATCTTGAAATGTAAATCCACCATTACCGTGATATATCAAATCAAATAATTGCGAATGAATTAATTGGCGATGTGATTTATTCAGGCCAAAAAAACCCGACCCCCATAGGAAGAGTCATTGACCTCCCTTGGCCCGTTTCATCAGAAATAAACTCCCAAGCCAAATCAATGTCAGGTGTTACTTCGTTAATGTAGGATCTAAGGGCCTTAGAATCTACTGCGAAAAGTTCGTTATTCACAAATTCATTTATAAATTTCTGATCAATCTCACCATCCACTGATAGTATAATTGTTTTTAATCTTGTTGTGAGTTCTCTAGAAGTTTTATCGTTTAACTTTCTATTTGCTTTCAAAATAACTTCCAATTCATGTTTAATTTTTCGCTCTTTGCTCTCAGTTAATGCCATAAACGTTATCAAACGATTGGATTTTGGTAGTTTGAACTCAAATTCATTTTTATTTAATTCAGTTTGGTGATTTCCATCATATACTTTATTATCAAAAGATGTTAAATCAATAATTTCTTTTTGCTTTGTATCTGTTGAAAATGGATCATCAATTTCTACTTCATAATCCTTCCCATATCCTAATATTCTAGATGCGATCATAATTGCGTTCTTATCACCTACTACCAAATCAACATATTTAACCAACTTACCCTCACCATTAGAAACTATAAGTGATTGGAATAATCTATCCAATACACTACCATCTCTTATATAAGATTGTGTAGTAAGTATATCTTCTTCTTTAGCAGTCATATACTTCATTTCAACTTTACCCGATGATAATGGGTTGTCTAATGAATATATTAATCCATTTGATGGTAGTTCTACTATCTCAGTAGGAAACTTATAATCTAAAACTTGACCGATTTGATTTTTACTTTTAGCCATATCAACCATTTCAGCATCGGTCATAGTATTAACGTATTCATCTTGTAATTCATCTTTCATAACTTTAATTCTCCTTTATACTTATAAATATGAAAATAATAATTTAAACACAAAACCCCGCCATTTCTGACGGGGTAGTTATTTCTTAATATGTATTCTTTAATTAGTATTGTAGTATTGCGTAATCATATGAAAGTGTTAATTCAACTTCCGATAAATCCTCACCAGTCCAATCCATATCAGAGAATTTTGCTGAATTGATAAATGCACCTTTTAATGTCCATTCTTCAACTTTATCACCAACTGGGCCAAGTGCGTTAAATGTAATATCTTTTTTATAGAAATCAGAATAACCATTACGACCTGTAACGGATTCGTGGTGCAATCTAACCCACTCCATAACAGCTTGCGTTCCAGATGGAACTATTGGATCGTATAATGTAATAGATACATCACTCCATTCACTTCTACCCTTAACTTTTCTCTTAACGTTAATGTGATCTATAGTAACGGCATTGTTTGTAATTTCTGGTCTATTTGCTGCTTTAATCAAATATGATGGAATTCCCTCTATATACATAATGAACCGATTCGACATTTTAGGTTCGAAACTGGTGAACATTATTTCATTTGGGTCTAGTAAGTTTGCCATTTTAAGTTTTCTCCGTTTATTCTAACTTTATCTCTTTTCTATAAATATACCATTTTGAAAAAAGTAGGTTAAACTCCCCGAATAAATTCGAGGAGTTTTAATTATTTATACTCCTGGGAAAGATGCCCCAGTTGGTTGAATGTTGAAATCAAGAACAATAAACTCTGCTGTTCTAGTCGGTTGTAGGTAAATTTCACCCACAAGTATGTTTCTATCAATAACATCGGGTGTATTGTTTGTCTCATCCATTACAACACTAAATGAAGTTAACCCCTGTCTTTGTTGAATAGAATCTAAATAAGGGTTTACAATAGATAAGAATCGGTTACGAGTCGCTGACGTGTTTTGTTCAAAAACAAGATATCTTGTAGATGATGCGATGAATTTCTTAACTGCAATCAACAATCTTCTAACATTAACTCTATCTAAAGCCGATGGCTTTCCTTGTAGTGTTTTTTGCCCAAATACAGTTACACCTTGGCCTGGAAATGATGCAATTGGAT